GTACGAGCACGGCGCCGATCACGCCGATGAGGTCGTTCCTGGTCATGGTGCACCTTTCGTGGTGCGTGGGTGGTTGGACCGGTTGCCCGGGCCGGGCCGGTTGGCGTTCCACTCGTCGATGGTCTCGGGGAGCCAGCCGCGGGTCTTGCCGATCAGGGCGTCGGGTTCGGGCATCTTGTAGCGGCTGATCGCCGAGCGGTCGATTCCGAGCCGCTCGGCGACCTCCGACGCCGATAGGTAGCGGCTAGGCGCCACGATGAGCCCTGGCTGCCACGATCGCCGTGCCGAGCGCCGCGGCGCCCAGCAGCGCCCATGCGAGCGGCGGCTGATCGGTGAGCGCCAGCGCCGCGGCGCCGAGGGCGAACACGGTCACGCTGGTGATGTCAGATCTGGTCATGACGGTGGACCTTCCGAGTTGGGGTCTAGTCTGGGCGGGAGGCCCCCGGTTGGTATCAGCTACCGGGGTCCTCCCTTGTCGGACTACTTGCGCTTCTTGCGTTTCCGCTTCCGGCGCTTGCGGTCCTCCGAGATTCTTCGGAAGAACTCTGCCCATCCCAGTGAGATGGTGAGCAGTCCGATGATCTCGGTCCAACTCGGTGGGTCCATGCGCACCTCCTTTCTGACTCCATTCTATCAATCTGATTGACAGTATGCAACCGGGTGATGCACAGGCGGACAAGAACTACCCCTCGTCCGAGGACTGCGCCTGAGACTGGCCCCATTGCGGACTGATGCCTCCGGCGGGCCGGAACAGCTTGGTCGCCTCGGGATCGGATCGGCGCATGATCTCGTCGAGGATCTGCCGGTTCGTCGCACTCTCCAGCAGGTGCGGGACGCCGGCGGATGAGGCCTCGTCGGCGGTGACGTACTCGGTCTGCACGAGTGCATCGACCGGATTCATCTCGTACACGCGAGCCCGGATTAGTCGGTCAGCGTTGGCTGATCCCCTCTGGCGCTCGATGCAACGACCGAGTTGAGCTCGTATGAGGGTCGCGTCCTCTTCTCGTTCCGACGCTTGCGGACTGTGACAACGACGCGAGCGGTCACGTTGTGGCCTGTCAGGTCTCGTACCTCGTTGATCAGGTCGCCGGAAACGGCGCCGGCGATTTCTCGTTCGTCGGGTTGGCCCTTGTTGATGATGAGGTAGAAGACGCGTCGCGTCGCGCGGAAGCCGTCGAGGTAGCCGTGCACGGTCTCGGTTCTCGCCGACATCTCGGGAGTGGCGAGGTAGTCGTCAATTTCGGTGGCCGTCGCCTTTGTCAGCACGGATCGCCGGACGTTGTTGCCCTCACCGGGGACTGATAGTTCCAGCGCTATGCCGTCGGGCACGACTGCTGCAGCCTTGCTGATGGCTTGTACTGCCTGGCGGATCAGTGGGTGCGCACCGAAGATGCCTTGGAGTGAGTCGTGGTCGGTGGCTTCGCGTGGCAGTGTGTCGACGAGTTCACGCAATGCCGGTGCGGCGGCAGTGCTCACCTGGAATCCGGGGAGCATTGACGGTTCCGCCGGGACCCGGAATACGATCATGTTCCCGACCACTGTCGGCTGTGGTAGAGGTGCCATGGCGCGGTCGACGGAGGTGATATCCGAGAGCACCCGTGCTGGTTTGCGTTGCCACTTGGCAATGCCGGCGGCGGCCTGGTGGACGGCGCGTTGCAATGTGCCGGAGGTGTAGCTGTCGATGCCGTTGATGTTGCCGCGAAGGTGGACACTCAGGGTGTCAGCGAACCCGAGGTCTTCGCCGGTCATCTGTTTCCAGCCGGCCACGATCGTGGATCGTTCGTATGCCTGGATGAGTTCGCGGTCCTCGGGCGTGAGGTCGGGGTCATCGATGGGGTTCGTGAGTAGTTCGTCGCGGAGCTGGGCCAGGTGGTGGTAGCGGTCAGGGTCGACGCTCATAGGTGCACCTCCACGAATCCGACTGCGCGGCCCAGGTTGGGTATGTGACCGAGCCTCTCGTATTCGAAGGGGAGCTTCTCGGGCCGAATCTGGTCAGTATGGACCAGACCACTGACAGGGTGGAGGTCTTCGACCCCGATCAGCCGCGGGTGGCCGACGATCACTGACCGCAAGGACAGGACGCGGTCGAATCGGGCCTTCTTGAGGTTGCGGAGGAAGTCGGCGACTGTGCGGCAGATGTAGACGACCTCGACGTGTTCGGGTGGGGTCATCGATCTGCTGATGAAGTCGCCCCCGATCCAGGTCCTTGCCGGACCGAACTCCGCGGTGAGCATGTCCAGGTGCATGGCCAGCGCTCGGTAGATGCGGTCGCGGGCCTGTCTGTTCGGGGCGCCGTCGACGAACGAGTCGTAGACATCTGCGAGTTGCACGACGGTCGGTAGCGGGGTGGCCGGCAGATATCCGTCGTCATCGACAGTCAGGATGGTCACTCGTTCTCGCTCCCCTGCTCGTCGTCCTCGCCGGTGACTTTTTCCTGCTGCTGGCCGTCCTGGGACTGTTGTTGGCCTTGGTCGGTGCGAGTGGCGACAAGCTGTCGCCGAAGCTCCTTGACACGAACAGCATCGCGTTCCTGGAGAACCTCGTGATACTTGCGTTTCATCTGCATGATCAAGGTTCGGCTACCGATCATGGCGGCAGCAGCTCGGTCGGCGAGGTCTGATGCGACATCGATATTGTCGGCGGCCTCAAGCGGCAACCCCGTGGGCATGTCCGAACGCACACGGTCGAGGCGCACTGCCAGCTCAATGATCGGGTCGAACTGCATCATGCCGCTGCCCAGGAACACGATCGGCCCGGTGAGCGGTTCCTTGTCGCGCCCGAGGCTCCATGTCTCGGCCTCGGTCGCGACCTGCTGACGTTGCTGCGGACTGAGCGAGGCCATCACTTCCGCACCGACAGCAGCAGCACGAGCGGCATTGGTCGCTTCCTCGATCGTCATACCGCCGAGCTGTGGGTGGCGGGCCGCGCTGACGGTCGGTTCGCCGCCGGCGAGGATGTCGTCGATACTCCCGGGCTCCCACCGGAGTGCACGTTCGACCTGGCCATACGCCTTGGCACCGAGCTTGCGATTGCCGTTCTCAAGGTCGGTAAGAACCCGGTACGTCAGGTCGATGTTGTCTTCGAATGCCTCGCGTGTCGCCCATCCGAGGCGCTTCCGCTGAGCAACCACGGCACGCCCAAGACGCACCAAACCTTCCGATTTCATGCCGTTACCTTGCCTGAAACGAGGAGAAACATCCATCTCGCCGCGTTCCGGTTTTGGGCCTAATTCCCGGGAACACAAACGCGTAATCACATCGCTGGAAGACCGACCTACCAGGCACTATGCATGAAATAGGCACCGTTTCCGGTTTCTAGGTTGGCATGTTCCGAATCGTTTCCTACTCTCTAGGCATGACTTCGGAACCAAATCGGCACGACGATCCGGTGCGGGTTGGAGCGACGATCCGAGCGCTTCGCGAGAAGGACGGCTGGGCCCTCGGAAAGTTCGCTGTCGCCGTGGGCACCACGCACCCTCACATGTCGAATATCGAGGCTGGCCGGAAGCGGTGCACTCCCACCATGGCCCGCCGCATCGCTGACACGTTAGGCGTCCCTCTCGCTGCCATCACCACCTCCCTCGCCGTCGAAGAGATCGCAGGGTGACCGGCGTGAGTATCGAACTCGTAGTCGGCGTCATTGCGTTGGTGATCGCGTTGGTGGCATTCAAGACGATTATCGCCGCGGGAAACCCTGCATCGTCACCTCGTTCGCCGTATCGCGACGCTGAGGCTTCCACTTCCCCTGGGCGAACCAGCGCAGGGCAAGACCGTTCTCGGGAGTCCGGTCTGGACCCCACCGCAGCCAGCACTGGTACGTCCAGTTCCGAAAACGCCCCGTCCAACGGTGCCACCGGAAGTACTCCCCGCCCGCGGTTCGGCCCCGCAAACGGCTACACCAGCATCCGCATTTCTCGGGAAGAAGGCGGATTCTGATGGCGCCGGACCTCACCGAGTTGCCTTCCGGGAGTATCCAGGTGGCCAGGAAGTACAAGTCGCGGGCTTCGTCGTCGGTGTACCGGACTTCACCGCTTAGCGGTTCGTCGGTGTTGTCCAGGCGAGGGAGCTTTTCCCACAGTCGTTCCCGGACCTTGCCGGTGTTGTCGGCAATGTGTCCGGTGACGTCGGCGAATTGCCCTGGCCCGGACACGCTGACCGAGTACCCGAATCTGCGGGTGACCTCGCCATCGGCGAAGTGCTGCCCGCGTGGCCAGCATCCGACATCCAGTGACCGGCCTCGTGATTCGCGGGCTGTGCGCAACTGCTGCCAGGCGATGAAGAGTGTCGCTGAGGCGACTACCAGCGCGGTCAGTGCGATGGCGAGCGCAGCGTCCATCCAAGAACTCCCTACGTTGTGCGGGCTGGATACCCGTCATGTGGTCGGCGGGGTGTCTCCCTTCCTCGCCGGCAGTCACAGCGTAGGGGCCGGGTCCGACAGTCCCCGCCTTCTCCTGCGGGGCTGTCGGGCCGTCATGGCGACGAGGTCGCCGAATACGAAGTTGCCCGCCTCGACGGTGCGCGTCGGGTGGGCCAGAAACCAAGTAAGGAGCAAGGTTTCGTGACCAACCATACCGATTACTTCAGGCCGGATGCACTCCCGATCCATTACCGCGACGATGTCGCTGAGGTGTGTTCGCAGTCCGGCCATGGCCTCATGGCCGCGGGGTGTCCTCGGGGATGCTCGGGAGCCCTCATCCACTACTCCAACGACGGGCATCGTGACTGCGAAGACACGTCGGGGCTGTCGGGCCGTCCGCGCGGCGCGAAGGCGGTGTCGTCGTGACGGCCATCGATCTCGTCGGCACCGTGCCTCCGACCGCGGGTGCGCGTCTGGAGGTGCTTCGCGTTGACCGGACGTTCATCGAGGTGCATTCGTCGCCGGGGCGTGGGTCGGTGTCCGCGCAGATCGTGTTGACGGCCGATCAGGTGGCCGAGCTGATCGTCGCGCTCGGTGGGGTTGTGCCGAAGGTGGGTGCGTGATGACCGAGTTCCATATGACCAGCGACCTGACCCGATCCGATCAGCTTGATCTGTTGATCGAGTCGCAGCTACTGGTCGCCCGAATTCTGTTGGTGGTCAATCTCAAAAGCAATCGGGAAGCTGTGACTCAGGTTCAGGATGACCTGGCGTCCATCAGTGGTCGGTACCTCGAACAGCTTCGTCGACGTGGGCAGGTGCAGCCCGTCCATGACGGCGAGGATGGACTCGGCGACGTCGTGGGTGATCGGGTATCGGACACCGGTGTAGACGACGGCCGAGATCTGTCGGGTCGGGTCGACGGCATCGTTCATGAAGAGACTCCTTACGTTGCACGGGTTGGCGCCCGTTATGTGGCCGACGCGATCCACTCCTTGTCGCGTCGGTGGTTGCAGCGTAAGGGCCGGGTCCGACAGTCCCCGTCTGCTGATGCGGGGCTGTCGGACCGTCGGGGGCGGGCGGCAGTTGGTGCCGCTGCCCTGTTGGTGGCCGCCGGGGTGCTGGTCGTGCCTGCGCCGGCCTCGGATGCGGCTGCGGTGTATCGGCAGATCGCTTGTGCCCCTGGTGGCGAGGTCGTGTCGCAGAACTTCGGCTCGCCGACCGGTGGTGCGTCCCGGATCGACGGACCTCTCGGCGGTACCGGTTGGCAGTGTCGCACGTACACAACATCTTTCACCGGTTACATGCGGTTGGCGTCTCGCCGGGTGGGTGTGCCGCTCAAGTGTGAGGTGTGGCGCGGCGATCTGCGGATGGTGTGGGACGAGCGGCCGACGGCGGTCGGTTGCTACGTCCTCCCGTCGCAAGGGAGTCGGTCGTGATGCCGCGGGACGAGGTCGACGAGCGCTTGGCTGGGGATCTGGAGTTGGTGTCGCATTGCCATCGCACCGATGGCGCCGAGCTCGTCGTCGTGCGCCGCGAGCAAGCCACCCAGCTCACCGTCATCAACACCGCCGGTGTGTGGGCGCCGTTCGTCCTCGACGACGACCAGCGCCGGCAGTTAATCGGCGCGCTCGGTGGGGTGCCGGCCGAAGAAGAGACGTCGGTCGTCGGGGATGACGCGTGTCTCCCCGGCGACCTGACTCGCCGCGAGGTGTCGCGGTGATCGCCGAGGTGAAGGTTCGGTGGCCGGAAGGCGTGGCCGTGGTCAAGGCCTCGGGTCAGCGGATTCCGGCGCAGTTGCGGTTCACCGGAACAGATGCCGACGGCATGCAGCAGTTCGAGATCGCGGATGTGTCTGTGGTGCCTGGTGATCAGGTCCATGTGGCGGTGTTGCCGCCGAAAACATCGATCGTGTTCGGGCCCGTCGATTCTCGGCGGCCCGAAGAAATTGACTGAGGAAAGGACAGTGGTTGTGCCTGGTGTGTTTATCGCGTTCATCGTGTTGACGGTGCTCGCTGTGTTGGTGTCGTTGGTGGTGTTCGCCGCCTCACCTGCCGTTGCAAGTCCGTGGCGTGTGAAATGTGCTGCGTTGGTGTCGGTGTGGCTGGTTCCGTTGGTGGTGTTGGGGTGGGCGTCGTCGACGATTGTGTCGCCTCGGAATGTGGGTGTGACGACTCAGTTCGGTAAGCCGACTGGGGCGTTGTCGAATGGGTTTCACTGGAAGTCGCCGCTGGCGCGGGTGCGTGAGATGGATGGTGCGATTCAGACCGATTCGATCACCGTGAAGGATTCGTCGGGTGCTCGGGTGCGGTTGGGGAACAACTCGATGGCTGTGGTGGAGAACTCGGTGCAGTGGCGGATTCGTCAGGCCGCGGCGACCAAGCTGTATCTGGACTATCGGTCGTTCGAGAAGACCCGGGATCATCTGGTGCTCAAGCAGTTCCAGTCCGCTCTGAATGATGTGCTCGCCGAGTACAACCCGCTGGCTGGTTTGCGCGATGGGCTGAATGCGTCGCAGAACGACGACCTGGCTCGTCGGGTGTCCGAGGTGCTGCGGGACCGGATCGGTGGGCAGATCGAGGTGGTGCGCGTGTTGTTGCCGCTGATCCGGTTCGACGAGGACACCCAGAACAAGGTGAATGCGTTCAATTCCGAGGTCGCGAACACGCGTATCGCTGAGCAGCGCAAGCTGACCGCGGAGAAGGAAGCCGAAGCGAACCGTGTGCTGTCGGCGTCGGTGAGCAATGACCCGAACGTCCTGGTGTCCAAGTGCCTGGACATCGTGAAGGCGCGAGGTGGGTCTCCGGCCGGGTGTTGGCCCGGCACTGGCGTGATCGCCGGAATCAAGTAGGTCTCGGGCTCGAATCCCGGAAATGAGATGGCCGCCCGGTGCTGGCACACCGGACGGCCCGTGAAACTGAAAGGTCAACAGTTCCAATGAGTGACGATAGCAATCGAAGGCCGCCGATACGGCTGCGTACGTCGACGGGGCGCGTCGTCGACGAGATCCTGGAGTACCAGGCCGACTCCCCCACGCTGATGGCGCAGGTGCGGTACCGGGTCGGCAGTGCCAAGTTCGGGTTCGACGAAGACCTCTGGTTCGGCGTCGACGAGTTGATGGTGGTCGCGTGAACGGGCCGCGGCACTACCGCGAGGCCGAGGATCTGGTGCGCCGTTCCGGCGGTATCGGTGATCCGGAGATGGCGAAGATGTTTGTCGCGCAGGCGCAGGTGCATGCGATGCTCGCGCTCGCCGCCGCGTGTGGTGGGTCGATCGCGTCGTCGTGGCCGGTGCCGGGCGACGTGTTGCCGGGGAGCGAGCCTCGTTCGGCGGCCAGCGAGTTCCTTCTCGACGCCGGTGCGGCGTGGCGGGAGGTGTTGTGATGGCCGACGCGCAGTGGATGAGTGTGCGTGAGTGCGCCCGCTACATGGGTTGGGAGGGCGAGGGCACCGGTACCGGGCCGCATCCGCAGACCGTGTCGAGGTGGTGTGCGGCGCGCGTGTTGCGTGCCACGCAGGTGACGGTGCCGCGGGGCACGTATCGGATCGCTCGGGTGGATGCGGATGCGTTCATGCGCGCCCATCGCACGTCGCCGGATCGGAGGCCGGCGTGAGCGAGGTCGTCAGTTTCGTTGCGGGGATGGTTGTCGCGGTGCTCGTGTGGAAGTTCGTTGTGTGGCCCGCGATCCGGATGCTGCTGCGGTGGTGGCGGGATCGGCGGCCGGTGGTGGAGCCTCCCGGTCTGGTGTGGCCGGAGGGTGTTGCGGTGCGGCGTGCTTCGGGTGAGGTGGTGCCGGCGTCGTTGCGGTATGTCGGTCAGCGTGGCCGGTGTGGGTGTGGTGCTCCGATCCAGGTGTTCGAGGTGGTGGATGTGGTTGCGCGGCCGGGGGACGCGATCCTCGCCAAGGGCCCTGAGCACACCGGCTTGGACATCAATTTCGCCGAGGATGGTCGGTCATGAGCGTCGACGACTGGGATGGTTTGCCGCCGATCGCCGAGCGGCTCAACGAGTTTGAGCATCTGCTCGCCGGTGGGGTGTGGGCGGCCGCCGCGGCCACTCGAATCCCGGGCCTGCCCGACGATGTCGCCGCCGTTCGTGCCATCTATCACCGGATGAAACGGCCTCTGCCCCAGAAGCTTCAGCCTCTCAATTCGAATCAGGTTCTCCAGAGAAGGAAGTCTGCGTGATGATCACCCTGTTGGACGTTCTCATTCTCGTCGCGATCGGCGTGTTGATCGTGGCCGGGGTGTTCGGTCTCATTCTGTGCGCGTGCACGGGTGTGGTCGACCCGGACCGGGTGGGCCCCGACGACGAGATCCCGTATTACGTGATCCGCCGCGGCCGGTTCCGTGATCTGCCTCCGGCTCGCCCGTCGACCCCGCTCGATGTGCTCGGCGGTCGCGAGGACCGGCGGTGAGGCCGGTGGTCGTGGTGCGGCTGTTGATCGCCGCCGCCACGCTTGTGGTACTCGTCGGTGCCGGGATCGTGTGGGCCGGCGGTGCGCATGCCGCCGGCCGGGCGACTCCGCATCAGTATCGGCCGGTGCAGGTGCCGGTGCGCACGGCGTGGCCCGCTCGGATCGAGGTTCCCCCGCGCAGCATCGTGTGCGGGTTCCGGCTCATCGAGGGCGGGGGCCGGTCATGAGCACCGCATTCCTCGCTCTCACCGCCGATCAGCAGAGCGTCGTCGCTGAGCGGTTGGGTCGCACGTTGATCGGGCTCATCGCGCAGGCGGAGAAGGCGGATGCGTCGTGGTTGATCGGCCGCGACGCCGGCCGCCGGGCGGTGTCGATCAGCATCGACCAGGTCCGTCAGGGGGCTTTGCAGTGCAACCAGATCGATACCGAGGTCACCGCGATCGCGCCTGGTGATGTCGATGCGATCGTGCGCACCCTCGTCGATGACTGCGACAGCGTCGCTGATCGCATCGCCCGCGAGGAGTGGTCATGAGCGTCGTCGATCTGCTGCGGGGCGTGCTGTGAAGGGCGGGCAGGCCTCGCTCGTGCGGGCGCTCGGCGAGGTGCCGGAGTTGCCGGGGGCGTTGTGCCGGGGCCGGGGATCGTTGTTCGACGGTGCCCGGCCGCGTGAGCGGGCAGCGGATCTCGCTTATCGGCATGCGGCGGCCGTCGGGTTGTGTCGGCGGTGCCCCGAGTTGGGGGCGTGCCGGGCGTGGGTGGAGTCGGCGCCGAAGATCACTCGGGCGTGGTTGCTGACGAATGTGGTGGCCGGGCAGGTGCCGGAGAGCGCCAGTGATCCGACCTCGCCCAGCCGGGTGAAGACAAAGTGTTCGAAGGGGCATGTGTATGACGCGGCGAACACCTATGTCGATCCGAGTGGGCGTCGTCGGTGCCGCAAGTGCGGGTGCAAGAAATGACTGATCCGTTGGTGACGCTGATCGACGAGTCCGGGGTGCTCGACCCCGAATACCTTTCCCACCGTGCTGCGTTGGAGCGTGCGTGTGAGTCGTTGTGGCATGACCGGCCGTGGGTGATTGTCGATGCCGCCGGGAAGGTGATCGCCCGGCCCCTCGGTGGTCGGCCGATTGTCACGGTCACGGTGGTCGGGGGTGTGCTGTGACGGCCCGTCGAGGTCCCGGTTCGGGGCCTCGGCGGTGCCCGCGGTGTGATGCGCCGATCGTGTGGCGGCTGAATACGGCCTCGGGCAAGCCGTTTCGGCTCGATCAGTCGCCGGATGATTCCGGGGATGTGATCGTGCACCGGAATCATCCGCCGGCGGGTGAGTTGCTGCGGGCGACGAGACTCGCCGGCCACGAACTCGTGGCCGCCAAAGCTGATGGCGAGTTGTTGTTCACCCGTCATTCCAAGACCTGTTCGGCACTCAAAGAGCCGAACCCGAAACCTGAAGGCGTCCAGATCGAATGGCCGAATGGTCGTGGCCCTGTCCGCCGCTCCCCTTTTCCTCGCTGACCACCATCCCCGAATTCGAGAGGTATGGAGTATGTCTTCCTCTGTTGTTGGAACCCTGACCGCGGCACCGGCGTTCGCCGAGTTCCGCCTGGTGCCGGTCGTAGACCTCGACCCGCACCCGCACAATCCGCGTCGCCACCTCGGTGAGCTGACCGAGTTGGCGGCCTCGATCGCCCGGCAGGGTGTGCTCGACGAGCTGGTCGTGGTGGCCGGTGAGAAGGCGGGCCGGTGGTGGATCGAAGGCCCGTGAAGTTCTCTACCCCGCCGATCGTCTCGATGATGCCCTGAAATGCCTTGAGTCCCAGGAGGACCAGTGACGATGTACCCGCCCATCTACCGCGCCGACGACGGCACTCTGGTGTTTCATCTTCACGATCATGTCGTCAGCATCGATCCGTCAGACCCGGCTCGCATGCCCGGGTTCACCCACGGTCCCTTGCCCGAATCGCGGGTCGAGTTGCGGCCGATGCCGACGATCCAGGAGATGCGGGACCTCGTCGGTGAGGATCTCCCCGACCCGGATCCGCTGGATCCTGCGCATCTGCGGTGGGCGGGGAAACTGTTGGCTGCCTTCGACACTCCGAATGCCCAATACAATTCGGGCGACTTCTTCGACGCCGCAGACTCGCTCGAGGAGGAGATCGACGCCGCAGACTCGCTCGAGGAGGAGATCGTCGTACAGGTTGAGGCGATGGCGAAGGCGATCTTCGCCCCGACGATGACGATGACCACGCCCGAATCGTGGGATGCCGTACCCGAATCCAGGCGGCATGAGTGCCTGGCCGCCGCCCGGGCGGCGCTGTCGGCGTTGCGCCCATGCTGCTCCGACCAACGTCGCCGAATCCGCCGACGACGAGGCCCAGCGGTGAGCGCGGCCGAGAAGTGGGTGCGGTGCCTGGTCCGCACTGCCCGGGTGGTCCGCGGCCCCGACCTCGTCGACGTCCAGTACCAGCCTCTCACCGGCAGCACGCCGCCGAGGCTGGTGCCGGCGGTGCGGAACGGGATGCTGTACACCCGCTGGCGCGCTTCCGACACCGAGAAGTACTCGCACTTCTGGGTGCCGCTGACGGCTGTCGTGTCGATCGAGGAGCGCGACTGATGGCCGGCGTCGAGGAGTCGTCGTTGCAGCGGAATCTGCGGGTGCTCTCCATCGATGAGCGCCGCAAGTACGGCCGGTGTCTGGCGTGCGCTCAGCATCCGGAGAAGCAGGGTCATCACGCGGAGTGTCCGGCCGAGGTTGAGCCGCAACGGAACCGGCGGCGTCGATGAATACCGTGACCAGTGGCCGTGATCCTCCTACCGATCAGTGATTGATCCGAGTGTGTTTGATAGACAACGCCATTCATGCGCTCCCTTGTTGTCACAGTGCTGGCTACGCCCCGGTCCGGGAGCTACGCCGAGTACGACGACCTGGTGGTGCGTGCGCGGTGGTTGTCGTGTGCATGAGAGGAAGCCCTTCCGGTGCCGTTCTTTCAGGTCGATGACCAGTTGGCGATGAACCACAAGTTCCGCCGGCTCGATGAGATCGACCTCGAAGAGGACGGCTGGCGTGGGCAAGCCGCGCAGGCGTTGTGGGTGAAGGCGGGAGCGCATTCTCAGAATGTCGGGACCGACGGCGCGATCCGCCGTCTGGACCTGATCACGCTCGCGCCGCGACAGGCGGTCGAGTGTGCTGAGTTGCTCGTCGAGGTCGGACTGTGGCACAGGCCCGGCCATGACTGCGAGCAGTGCCCGCCACTGCCTGATGGTGTCGCGTATCTGTTCCATGACTGGTTTCAGATGCGGTACACCCCCGCCAAGGATGTCCGCACGAACCGGCGCAAGCGCAAGGAGCTGCTCACCCCGCAGCTCGTGGCGCAGGTGTGGGCGCGGGACTGTGTCGATCCGGAGAACCCGACGACCGGCAAGTGCCGCTACTGCGGAAAACTCCTCAAACACCAGGACCGTCGGTCGCCGACGAACATGCCGACCATTGATCACGTCAATCCCCGGAAGGCCTCGGGGATCCGGAATCTGGTGTTGGCGTGCAAGTCCTGCAATCAGAGCAAGGGCAACCGGACACCGAAGGATGCGGGCATGACCCTGCGTCCTCCGCCACGCCCGGAGCCATCCGAGATCGACGACCACGTCGCGGCCACGCCGCCGGCGGTGTCGATGGGTCACGAGTCAGAACCAGCCAGGCCGGGTAGCTCCCGGACCGGTCAAGAGTTCTCCGCTCCCATCACGCCGCCGCCGGCTCCTGTGGGTGACGAGCCAGAACCAGCGACACCGGGTAGCTCCCGGTCTCGCCAGGAGTTCTCCGCTCCCACAGATCCCGGCCACGACGAGGGTGACCAGCCCCGACCTGTGTCGGTGGGTGACGAGTCAGAACCAGCCAGGCCGGGTAGCTCCCGGACCGGTCAAGAGTTCTCCGCACCCAATCCGCCGCAGGTGTCTGGACGGTTGAACCCGCGGTCGTCGATCCCGGATGTCCGACGTGTGGACACCACCACGCCCGGCGACGCCCCGACTGCTCAATCGCCACCGGATCAATCCGGAAATCAAACACAAAATCAAGCTGATAATCACCGCCGAAATCACACCGAAACGCTGTCTACGCGCGGGCGCGCGCCTGGGCAGGGTCAGGGATTGGGTGTGGGTAGGGGTCTGGGGAAGGGTGAGCGATCTCCCGACCACACTCCTGCCCTGCCCGACCCTGGCGGTCCTGCTGTGTCCGGACCCGGGAGCCCTCGCCGCCGTCGTCGAGGACGGCGCCGGAGATCTCCGGCACCTCCATCGCTGCCTGTCGCCGAGGTCCTCGATGCCGGCGCGCCACCGCCTGGTGACCACGGTCCGGCGGGCGGGTTCGGTTCGCCGTACTACGGCTGGCATGGCCCGCCGTCGCCTGTCGTGGAAACCCTCTGCCCGATCCATCAGCAACCGTCGCCGTGCTGGAAGTGCGAGCGAGAACAGGAATCCGAGTGACCGACGACGACCCCGACTCCCTGACCCGCGCGGACATTGACGAGCTCGCGGCGAAGTTGGATCTGCTTCCGGATCTGGAGCGGGAGATGGCGATTGCGTTGACGGGGACGACGCGGCCGGGTGGGCCGGGTGTTCGTCGGCCAGCGCCGTCGTCGCGGCCGCCGTATCCGATTCATATCGAGGAGTTGCTCGCCGCGTTGCATGCGACGCTGCTCGCGACGGTGCGAGCGATCGAGCGAGACCGGGGTGCGGTGTATGACTCGGGTGCCTCGATCACTGCGGTCGGCGCGTGGCTGCTTCGGTACCGGTTCGCGTTGCAGTTGATGGCCTCTGGCGTCGAATTGCGCGACCAGCTCGTCGCGATCATCGATCGGTGTTCGCGGGCGATGAATCATGTTGAGCCCGAGTACGTGTACAGCGAGGCGAGGGTGAAGAAGGCGAACCGGAAGGTGGTCACCGGTCCGCAGGTCGAGAAGCTGGCCTATAAGCTCGGCGACTGCGGCCGGGGTCTCAACCGCAAACGGGTGACGTACCTGCGTCGGCGAGGTCTGCTCGCCGGCTGGCGCGACTCCACACCGATCGGTGGCGTCGAGCCCGAGTGGAAGTACCGCCTCGGTGATGTCCTTGCCGCACACCAGAAGGCGCGTTCCTACAAGCAGAGCGGGCAGGGTCGGACGGTTGGTTGATCCCGAATTCTCCGGTACTGGACTATGCTCGCGCATAGCGCGGCCGTCGTCTCTTCGGCCCGCTTCCCTATTCTTCCGCCGCGCGCGTCAACGCCGTTGCTCATTCACGGCAAAGCCCTCACACTCATGACCCGACTCCTCGATCCTGTTGCGGCGAGGTGGGCCCGGTTGTTGACTTCCCGGGCGAGGGCTGCGGGGCGCGGCGGAACCCTTCGAGGTTTCGACGAGGAGATTCAGGCATGGTGAACCCCCTTGGGCTTGGGATGGTGGGAGCCACCTCGGTGGCAGGTGGGTCCGGGTGGCGTGAGGAAGCGTTGCCCGGGCCTGCTGTCCCGCAGTCGTTCGAGATGCTCGCCGTTGTGCCCGGCTGTCATCGGCCGTGCCACGCGCATCAGGACACAACGAGGTGGTGGGCGGCGCAGTCCGACCGGCTCGCGGCCCGGTTGGGGTTGTCGTGAGTTGGGACGAGCAGCCGTCGCCGTCGAGTCGCCGGCCGCGTAAGGGCTGGGACCGGGTCCGGCGCAGGGTACTTCGCCGGGACGGCCACGAGTGCCAGATCCGCGGCCCTCAGTGCCTGGTCGCCGCGACCGAAGTTGACCACATCGTGAACGTCGCCTCGGGCGGCACGGACGATCCCGAGAACCTGCGGGCAGCCTGCCGGCCGTGCAACCGGGCCAAGGCGCAGGCCGAGGCCGCCGCGGCCCGCCGGGCGCGCTCTGCCGGCGGTCGTCACCCGACCGAGCGACACCCGGGCCTGTTGTGATCGAACGCGAGGTCGATCGAACACCGTTCGACCCCTGGGGGGGTGCCCCCGCCTGCCCCGAAGGGGCCCCGGAGGTCATAGCGGCTGAGACTCCGTACGGGTCTGGGCATCTCGGGTATCGGTGCAGGTCAGACGGGGTAAATCGTGGCTTCCGGAGCGGCTCGGCGAGCACTGGCACACCCGACCCCTATGACGATGTATCTGATTGTCTACCAACGAATTACGTGAATTGAGGTGAAATCTTGGCAGGAAGGGGCCCGACACCGAAGGACCCGGCGAAGCGGGCTCGTCGCAACGCCGACCCGACCAAACGGGCGACGTACCTGCGTGATCCGGACGTCGTACAGCCGGCGTTGCCGACGTTCTACGAGTTCGATCCGGACGGTTCTCGCCGCAAGTATGTGTGGTCCGAACGCACCCGCCAGTGGTGGAAGAAGTGGGGCGCCGAGCCCCTCGCGCAGGACTTCACATCGGTCGAGTGGGAGTACATGCTCGACACCGCGCGGGTGCACAACGCGATCTGGCGTGACGGCGAGATGAAGCTGATGGCCGAGTTGCGGCTGCGGGTGGCGAAGGTCGGCGCGACGGTCGAGGACCGGCAGCGGCTGCGGATCGAGTACGCGCCGGTCGTCGACTCCGACGGTGGTGGCGCCCCGTCGGGTGGTGCCAGGGCGCGGCGCGGCCCGTTGAAGGCGGTCTGAGCGTGGACAGGGTCGTCGAGAAGACACGTGCGGTGCTCACGATCGGCGGCGCGTACACGGTGAAGGAGTTCCGTGATCCTGCCGATGCCGTCGCCGAGATCGGCTGGTATCGGGATCGTGCGACGGCGTGGGCCCGGCCGAACCTGATCGACGCCGACCCCGATCGCGGGATTCTGGTGATCGCGACCTACGAGCCGATCGTCGGCCGGCCACCCGATCGCACGATCGGCTGGGTCGCCCACTTGCTGACCGGTCTCGCGCGCGTCGGTGTCCATCATCGCGATGTGCATCCCGGGAACATCGTCCTCGGCCACGCCGGCATGCCTTACCTGATCGACTGGGAGACTGCCGTGCTCGCGCCGGGCGCGCCATCGTATGACCTGACCGGCCCCTCGGAGGCCGTCCCGACACCTGCGATCCACGACGCCGTGCGCGGCGCCGGTGGGTACGTCATGTGGTGGGACTCCGACCATCGTTCGTCCATCCGCAACCTGTGGGGAGTGACCACTGATGAACTATCAGCCTGACTGGGTCGACGGCCAGACCGTCGGCACCGGCCGCCGCGACGCCGAAGGCCGCGCCGACGCCATCGCCGACTACCTCGGCGACCGGCGAGGTTTCTCGGTGCTCGACCTCGGCGCGTACACCGGCTACTTCGCGCACCGCTTCGCCTACACGCACGGCGCGAAGGTGGTGGCCGTCGACGATCACCCGAACCTGCGCGAGGGCCCGGGCGTGGTCGTAGTGCGTGAGCAGTTGACGCCGCCGGCTATCCGTAAGCTCGGCCCGTTCGACGTCGCGTTGTGTCTGTCGGTGCTGCACCATCAGCCGAAGTGGCGTGCGTACCTGAACGCGCTGTGCGCGTCCGCCGAGCTGGTGTTCGTGGAGACCGCGCACCCTGACGAGGTGTTGCCGAAGGCGGTGGCGCACGGCCAGTCCCGGGCGATCACCAAGGAGCTGGAGAAGCGCGCCGAGCGTGTCATCGCGCGCACTCCGGGCTATGACGCGTCCTGTGAGCGGCCGCTGTGGGTCATTCGGGCATCGCAGTAGTCACCTCCGGGTGGGGCGGCTACTCGCGGTACCTGCCCGGGTGGGCATGGTCGGTGGCCGCGCAGACGGTCCGGCCCGACGAGGTGGTGATCGTCGACTGCGGGTTCGACGACTGGGTCCAGGTCCAGACCGCGACCCGCATCCTCGCCGAGGCCGGCATCGCGTTCGCGGTCCGGCAATCGACGTACCTGGGCTACGGTGCGGCCCGGAACGCGGCAGTTGAGGTGACCTCTGCGGAGTGGGTGATTCACCTCGATGTCGATGATCGGTTGTTCTCGTGGGCGATCGCCGACACGCTGGCGTTGACCGCCGCCGCGGACGTGGTGTCACTCGGGGCATTGCATCGGGGTGAGGCGCGATGCTTCCCGCGGGTGTCTGCCCAGCGCATCCTCGACGAGGAACTGGGGTGCTTCTCGTGCGCGGCGTTCCGCCGTGAGCTCTGGGAGCGTCGGCCGTGGCACACCTACAACGACTGGGTGGATTCGACGTTCTGGGTGGGCCTGGCGCATCTGGGTGCGCGGTTCGCCGGGTCGGACCGGCCGCAGTTCCTGTATCAGGACCATCCCGACTCCACCAGCCACCGCCTCACCCATATCGACCGCCTCCTGGCGGCGCGCCAGCTCCGGGCCGCATGTGCCCAGTGGACACTGACGTAACCGTCTGTCCCCCAACTGAATAGATCCTGAAAGTAGTTCGGCCCCGGCCAGCGTTGATGCGCTGCGATTCCGGGGCCTTGCCATTCCTCGAAGGAGAATGACTGTGTCACACGATAAGTCATTGCTGATCACCACTTCGGTGGTGGCGCATTCGGCGCGCAAGGCGGCGGCGTTCGATCTCGCGATCGCCCTCGATGCCAGCGTGGCGTACGACTTCGAGGGCGAGTTCGGGCCCGGTGTGAATCATCGGCGCGCGTGGGAGTTGGCGCAGTGCCCGGACGCCGACTGGGCGGTGGTCATCGAGGACGATGTGGTGCTCGCCGACAATTTCCCGGACCGGCTGGCCGAGGTGTTGTCGTCGGCGCCGACGCCGGTGGTGTCGCTGTACGCCGGCCTGCACTTCCCCCGCCACCTCGCGCCGCCGCTGGCCGGCTATATCCACGCGGCGGCGCAGCGCGGCGAGCGGTGGGTGCAGGCGTCAACGCTCAATCATGCGGTGGCCGTGGCCATCCGTCAGGACCTGGTCGACGACATGCTCGACAACATCGAGCTCCTCGTCGACTACATGCCGATCGATGAGGCGATCACCGTCTGGTGCCAAGAACGCGGTCACGAGGTGTCGTACTGCGTCCCGTCGATCGTCGACCATGCCGACGGCCCGACGTTGATCGATCACCCGGACGGCATCGAGCGGGACATGCCGCGGCGGGCGGTGCTGTTCGCCGATCCCCGCTGATGCCGTGGCGTCCGTCCGTCGAGGGTGAGGTCCCGACCCTGGGCTGGGGTGTCATCGACTGGATCACCGAGATGCTCGCCGCGCCGGACCGCGCCGAGTACGAGCCGTTCCGGCCGTACCTGGAGCAGGAGGACTTCATCCTGCACTGGTATGCCCTGGACCCGGCGACCGGCCGGCGCCGCTACAACCGCGGCGTGCTGGGACGCCCTCGCGGGCACGGCAAGTCGCCGCTGCTGGCCGCACTCGCGTGCGTCGAGGCGTGCGGGCCCGTCCTGTTCGACGGCTGGGACGCCTGCGGCCAGCCGGTCGGCAAGCCGTGGTCGTCGGTGCGGACCCCGATCGTGCAGCTCGCCGCGGTGAGCGAGGAGCAGGTCCGCAACACCTGGTCTCCGGTGCTGGAGATGATGCGCGCCGAGGCGCCGATCCACGAGCATGTCCAGGGCCTTGAGGTGATGGACACGTTCATCAACCTGCCGAACAACGGCCGCATGTCGGCGATCACCTCGTCGGCCCGCACCGTCAAGGGCGCCCGCGCCGTGTTCGCCGTGCTCGACCAGACCGAGGAATGGGTTCCATCCAATGGTGGTGTGCGGCTGGCGAACACGATGCGCGCCAATGCCGCGAAGGTGGGTGGGACGACGTTGGAGTCGCCGAATGCCTACATTCCGGGTGAGAACTCGGTGGCTGAGCAGTCGGCGAACTTCTGGGCCGATATCCGGCAGGGCCGCGCCAAGGACGACGGTCTGCTGTACGACCATCGTGAGGCGCCGCCGGAGACGGATATGACTGATCGGGCGTCGCTGATCGCGGGTTTGCGGGTGGCGTATGGGGATTCGTCGGCGCATCCGGATGGGTGTGTGATTCATCAGCCGCCCTGCGCGCCGGGGCATGTGGATCTGGACAGGTTGATCGCGACGATCTGGGATCCGGCCCAAGACCCGCAGCAGTCGCGCAGCGACTTTCTGAATCAGATCACGCACGCTTCGGATGCGTGGATCTCGCAACCGGATTGGGCTGCCGCGCTCGATGGTGATGCGGTGCTCGCCGATGGTGATGCGATCAGCCTCGGGTTCGACGGGTCGCGTGGCCGGACGAAGGGTAAGGCCGATGCGACGGCGCTGATCGGGTGCCGGATCGCTGACGGGGTGCTGTTCGAGGTGCGGGTGTGGGAGCAGCCGGCCGGTCCGTCCGGTGATGGGTGGGTGCCGAATCCGCTGGATGTGGATGCGACTGTGCGGCAGTGCTTTGACCGCTGGAATGTGGTGGCGTTCTATGCCGATCCGTCCGGGTGGGGTGAGCATGTGGCCCGCTGGGAAGCCACCTATGGGCGGCGGTTGAAGGTGAAGGCGACTCGGTCTGAGCCGATCGCGGTGTGGCCTCGGGGGAAGAACTCGCAGGTCGGTCAGGCGGTCGAGGAGTTCCGGCAGGCCGTGCTGAACGGTGAGGCACGCCATGATGGTTCGCCGTCGCTGACCCGGCACGTCCTGAACGCTCGTCGGCGGTCCACGCGCACCGGATACCTGCTGTACAAGGCGTTCCCCGACTCGCGGGACAAGATCGACGCCGCCTACGCCGCGGTCATGGCGTGGAAGGCCCGGATCGACGCTGTCGCGGTGGGTTTGGACAAGAAGAAGAGCAGTGGTGGTGCGACGTTCGTGTGAAAGAGGTGGGGTCTGTGCTCGATGAGAACGAGATCAGAGCGGTCATCGGCAAGATGTGGCAGCTGCATCTGTCCGAGCGGGGTGAGCTGGACCGGGTCGGCGGGTACGCGCGCGGTCAGCTCGGTGTGCCGGCGGTGCCCGAGGACACCGGGGACGAGGTCAAGGACATCGCGAAGTTGTCGGTGAAGAACGTCCTCGGGGTGGTCGTCGACTCGTTCGCGCAGAACTTGTCGGTGACCGGGTATCGGACGGCGGCCTCGGCTGACAACGATCCGGGGTGGGCGTTGTGGCAGGCCAACCGGATGGATGCGCGTCAGGCTCTGGTGCATGTGCCGGCATTGACCTACGGTGCGGCGTACGTGACGGTCACCCGCGGGCCCGGCGGCCGGGTGCGGTTGCGTCCGCGCGGGCCGAAGGACATCCTGACCGCCTACGTCGACCCGCTCGCTGATGAGTGGCCGCAGTTCGCGTTGGAGATCTGGCGCACCCAGGATGGGGCGAAGCTGCGGCGTAAGGCGAACCTGTACGACGAGAAGTTCATCTACCCGCTCGACCTCGGTGAGATCACAGAGCACGACCCGCTGCACAGGTCGGCGACCAACCCGATCACCCCTACCGTCGACGGCGACCCGGTCGAGCATGGTGCGGTTCTCGACGGTGCGCCGGTGGTGCCGGTGGTGCGGTTCGTCAACGCGTGGACTGCCGACGGGCAGATCGTCGGTGAGGTCGCCCCGTTGATCCGGGATCAGCAGACGCTGAACGCGGTGAACTTCGACCGGCTGATCGTCAGCAGGTTCGGTGCGTTCCCGCAGAAGGTGATCTCCGGGTGGTCGGGGTCCAAGGATCAGGTGCTGGCCGCCTCAGCGCGGCGGGTGTGGACGTTCGAGGATGCCGAGGTCAAGGCCACCACGCTGGCGGCGGGGTCGACGACCGACTACAACGCGATCCTGGAAGAGATCGTGCAGCACATCGCGCTGCGCGCCGGCATCAGCCTGGCGAACGTGACCGGCAAACTGGTGAACGTCTCCGCTGAGGCACTGGCGGCCGCCGAGGCGAACCAGCAACGCAAGCTGGCAGCGCGGCGTGAGTCGTTCGGTGAATCCTGGGAGCAGGTACTGCGGCTGGCTGCGGCGATGGACGGGGACGAGGCCACCGCCGCCGACTCCGGCGCCGAGGTCGTCTGGCGTGACACCGAGGCGCGCGCGTTCGCGGCGGTTGTCGACGGTATCGCCAAGCTCGCCACCGCCGGCATCCCCCTCGATCAGCTCGTTCCGCTGGTGCCGGGGTTGTCGCAGCAGCAGGTGCAGGGCATCAAGGTCGCGATGCGTGCCTCGGCGACGACGACGCTGGTGGATCGGTTGCTGGCAGCACCGCCGGCGCAGATCCCGCCGCCGTCGGATCGGGATGTGGCCGAGGTCCTCGACGGCACCCTGGTCGGCGAGGACTGAGGCGGTGCCTGTCGCGGTGGCCGAGTTCCAGGGCGTGCTCGCCGAGTTGGCGCGTCGGCTCGGTACCTCGCTCACGCAGCTGCTCGCGGTGTTTGATCAGCTCGAACCTGCCGAGCAGTACGCGTTCATCACCGACGCCTACCCCGACCTGCTGCTGCCCTACCTCGTCGCGGTAGGTGAGGTGTCGGCGCAGTTCTATGCCGAGCAACCCACCACCGACGATCCGGCGCTGTTCGTTCCCGAACCGGCCGTCCTGCCCGAGGCGGAGGCGTTGGCGATCACCGGTAGGTGGGCGCTGACCACGAACGATC